GGTAGGCACAATGAAAGTCACAGCCTTGACTGAACATGAAGATGGCAGTGCTACCTGCACCTTCGATCTAGATGATACGACAGCGGCATTAGCCCAAGAGTTAGGGCTGAAGCTACTACTATACTGCGGTGCCACTGGTACTAGTATAGACTATGTGTTCAATAGCATACTGGGGGAAACAGATGAGTAAAAGATACTTAGTTACTTTTGAGGTGGATGAGGGGGAGTGGATGTATGCAAGTGCAGAGAATCCTTTTACCTACGACTCGAAGCCTTTAATATTTGAAACAAAGGGAGAGGCTGAGGCGTACCTACTAAGGTACAACAACGCTCACGCAGTAGAACAAACAGATATAAAACCTTTTGATTTAGAAGAACGCAACAGGGCCAAGGTTAGGGCATTAATTAATAAGGGTACATGATGCTAAAGTTTAACGAAGAGATAGTCAACGAACCAGATCACTACGCAAGGTGGAAGATAGAACCTATCACATACATCATGCGTAATGGCTTTGAGTTCTGGCGGGGCAACATCATTAAGTATGCTAGCCGTGCAGGTTTTAAAATGTATGACGACAAGACAACCATTGAGTCGGAGATCATAGACTTAGAGAAAGTTCAACGGTATTGTCAGATGCGTATCAACCAACTGAATGGGGAGGAAAAACTTTAGTTATGTATACAGTTGAGTTTAACCACGACCTGATAAGTATCGTAACCCTAGATGAAGGAGGTGAGTTCGATGATGTTGAGGTGACCTTGGCTGATAATGGCTCTGTCCTCATAGTTCAACATGAAGAGGATTCGGGTAGCTCTGATACGATCCTGTTAAGTCAGCAACAACTGCTAGACATAGTAGCGTCTATGAATAGTACAGAGGGTATGTTTAGATTAAAACTAGGAGGTGACCTTTGATGGAACTATGGGTGGGCGTGTTGATGTACCTACTGGGTGTCATGTTAGTCTTAGGGTTAGTAGAACCTGTTGATGATGACCACCACAACGCCCCAATTAAAATAGCCTTGACATGGCCTATAGTTTCTGTCATGTACATCTGGGCAATGCTTATGGATTTTTATTATGGCGACGAATGACAACCCACACTTAGCTTGTCCGTATCAAGACTGCGGGTCAAGCGATGCATTTAATTGGAATGATGATGGCTTCGGTCACTGTCATTCTTGCAGTAGGTCTTACCCAGAGAAGGGCATGCCAGCCACTTTCGAATGGGCAGCTACTGATTATCCACTACGGGAGAGGAGAAACCCAATGGACATAGAAGTAAAAGGTATGACATACAATGGCATCAGGGGGATAGACCCAGATGTATGCCAGATGTATGGGATACAGTTACAGTTAGGTACTGATGGTACACCAGTAAGGTATGCCTACAAGTACCCACACACAACCAAGTACCGTATGTTTAACGACAAGTCTAAGTCATGGGTCAAGGATCGTGGCTTGGGTATGAACATGTTGTTCGGGCCAGAGTTTAACGCAGGTTCCAGCAACCGTATTTATATTACAGAAGGTGAGTTCGATGCCGCCAGCCTGTATCAGATACTAGGTAAGACTTTCCCAGTTAAGTCACTGCCCAGCGCATCCATTGGTGAGAAGTTCATCAAGCACAACCATGATTACTTGTCGTCATTCAAAGAGTTAGTCTACGCAGGTGAGCTAGATGATGCTGGTCGTAGGGCTGCTGACAAACTGTACCAAGCTTTCCCAGATAAGTTTTACTATGTACCCATGTCCAAGTACAAGGATGCTAATGAGTTCCTTGAGGCTGGTGACTCTGATGCACTTATGTGGGCTGCAAGAAAGCCACAGAGATATTCACCGGAGAACTTCTTCTGCTCTGATATAGATGTAGAACAGGCAATCCTTACAGAAAACCCTTACGAGTATGTACCCACTGGTCACGCTGGCCTTGATGAAAAGATCAGGGGTATGGTTAAGGGAGGTCTTACCTTTATCAAAGCTCCTCGTGGTATGGGTAAGACCGAAGTTGTTCGCTTCTTTGAGACAGGACTACTGCGGGACGAGGAGACACGCATAGCCCTGCTACACATGGAGGAGATGAAGTCTACAACCTATCGTGCTATGGCTACGTACCACCTAGGTATAAACGTCCGTACCAAGGATGATGCTAGGGATGCTGGTATCAGTGAGGCGGATGTGATCAAAGCTGCTCAAGCAGCTACACAAGGTGAACGTACTATTATCTTTGAGATGAGAGGTCACGATGATCCTCTTAAGCTTTTAGATTATGTTAGGTTATCTGCCTCAGTCTATGGTGCAGGGTTCATCTTCATTGACCACGTACAACGTCTAGCCTACCTGTCCAACAGTGGTGTTGATGGTGCCACCAGTACCCTGACCACACTAGGCTCACGTATGGCTCAGTTGGCCAAGGAGTTAAACATTGGTGTGGTATTCATCTCACAGGTCAATGATGATGGCAGAACAAAGTATGCTGCATCACTTGAGGAAGAAGCTATCATCTGTATAAAGCTTGAACGTGATGTTGAGTCTGAGGATGAAATACTTCAGAACACTACGTCATTTTTCATTGACAAGAACAGACCGTTCGCTAAGTTAGGTAATGCAGGGTCACTGTACTACGATCCAGAAACAACCATCCTTACTGAGGATGCACCGTATGAGGGGAGTTCAATAGCCGCATGATACTATTTGATGTAGAAGCTGATGATCTTTTGGAAGGTGCCACAAAGATACACTGTCTTTCCTACACTTCAGATGGTAAAGACTACCATACTATCTTTGACTACCAAGAGATGCGTGACCTTATACTTTCTCAGAAAGGTTTGATAGGTCACAACATTACTAGGTACGATGCACCCTTGCTTGAAAAGATCTTGGGGATCAAGGTTACAGCAAGGTTGTTTGATACCCTGCCTATGTCTTGGGTTCTTAACTATAATAGATCCAAGCATGGGCTAGAAACCTTTGGCGTAGACTTCGACATAGCTAAGCCAGAGATAGATGACTGGAAGACTCTTGCTCCAGAAGCTTATGCACACCGTTGTGTAGAAGATGTTAAGATCAATTGGCTGCTGTGGACTAACCTACTTAAAAGATTCTTGTATGTGTATGAGAACGATAAGAAGTTACTTGATAAGTTCTTCAAGTACCTTGAGTTTAAGATGGGCTGTGCCGCAGCTGCTGAGATGACTGGTTGGAGACTTGATGTTGACCTAGCAAAGAGATGCTTTGACGACATCACGAAGCAGAAAGAAGAGAGTGCGCTTGAGCTTGCATCCGTTATGCCTAAGCGTAGGGTTACGTCTATCAAACGTAAGCCAAAGGTCTGCTTTAAACAGGACGGTACTGTGTCCTCTCATGGGGAGAAGTGGTTCAAACTTCTTGATGAGCATGGCTTACCACGACACTATGATGGTGAGGTTACAGTGACAAAGGGTTGGGATGAACCTAACCCAGACTCCTCTGACCAAGTAAAGAACTGGCTGTACTCTTTAGGCTGGGTGCCATGCACCTTTGACTACAAGAAAAAAGACGGTGAAGAAAAGAAGGTACCTCAAGTCCGTAAGGCAGGGCTACTAACAAAGTCAGTAGAGATTCTGGTGGAACAGAACCCTGTCGTATCTGTACTAGAGGGTTACACAATTCTTAACCACAGGCTAGCAATCTTTAAAGGCCTGATAAGTTCTGAAGTTGATGGTCACGTCAAGGCTGAGATCAATGGCCTTACAAATACTATGCGCTTCAAACACAGTAAGCCTCTCGTAAATCTGCCAGGTGTAGATAAGCCTTGGGGTGAAGAAGTTAGGGGATGTCTCATAGCACCAGAGGGTTACACCTTGTGTGGTGCTGACATGACATCACTTGAAGACACTACCAAGAGACACTACATGCAACCCTATGACCCTGCGTATGTGTTAGAGATGTCACAGGATGGATTTGATCCACACCTTGACCTTGCAAAACATGCAGGAAGAGTTACACAAAAGGAGATAGACGATTACAATTTAGGTAAGAGACCTGACATCCAGTCAATGCGTAAGAACTTTAAGGTTGTGAACTACTCTGCTACATACGGCGTTGGTTCACCTAAGTTATCTCGTGAGACTGGCATGTCTATATCAGAAGCCCAAGCTTTGCTTGACGCTTACTGGGAACGCAACTGGTCTGTAAAATCTTTTGCAGAAGATCAGAAGGTACGAAAGATTAATGGTGAGATGTGGGTCAAGAACCCTGTCAGTGGATTCTGGTATAGCCTACGGTATGAGAAAGATATATTTTCTACACTCAATCAATCGACTGGTGCCTACTGCTTTGACAGGTGGGTCGCAAACTACAGACTAAAGCGACCCAATATCATTGGTCAGTTTCACGACGAATCAATTAACGTAGTTAAAAAAGGAGAAGAAGATGAGCACACAAAGATTTTAAAGTGGGCAATAGAAAAACTTAACCAAGACCTTAAATTAAATGTTGACCTAGGTATTGATGTACAGTATGGTCAAAAATATAGTGACGTTCATTAGGAGATATAACATGGCTACACGTAAAGTTCAACTCGTTGGGATTGCAGAATGGGCAAAAGTATTTGCAAGCAATCGTGATCTAACTGGTTACAAACCAACACCAGCTGCAGAAGGCAGCTACGAAAAATACAACGGTGCTTGCACCCTTAACTTAATTCTTGACGGCCCTAACCTAGAGGCACTCCAATCATCAGGCGCACAGAAGTCCGCAAAACAGGATGCAGAAGGTAGGGGATCGGTCGTCAAGTTTGACCGTAAGTTTGATACAGGACAAGGCTACTCTGGTGGCGCACCTTCTGTTACTCATGCGGATGGTACACCTTGGGATCTAGAAGTAGATGGACTAATTGGTAATGGCTCTACTGTAGAGATCGTTGCTACCGTTTACGACATCCCCAAGTACGGCAAGGTTGGCACACGACTTGACTCAGTGATGGTAGTTGATCACGTCAGTGCACCTGTTGAGAAGATCGAAGTCTTCTCGGCATCAAGTAAACCAGCGGTAGTTTCGTCACCCGCTAGCGTACAACCAATAGAAGACGAAGTAATGTTCTAAACTATGGCCCC